CATTAGCTGTTCTTGAGTTTTCTCGGCTTTTACCATCTGGCTTGAGGCGTAGTCATCAACCATGTCTCGGGTGATGCCCATAGACTGAAGTTCAGCATACTGCTCGTCAGTGAACGAGTTGTTCTGTGCGCCATACGCATTCGACAACTCTTGCAGACGGTTTGTTTTGGTTAGCTGAGAAGGTTCTTGAGCTTGAGGCTCGGCCTGTTCTTGGGTTTGACCTTGGCTAAACTTGGACTCAAGTTCAGAGTAGGACTTAGCCATAGCCTCGGGGGAATCAAACTTTTCAGGTAGCCAATCGGGGCGATCAGCTTGTTCTTGACTGGTGTCTTGTTCAGACATATCTACTGTTGGGGTTCTTGGTTAAAAGCGTACTTGGCAGACTCTTCAATGAAGGGCTGACCAACTTGTGCGGCAGCAGCGGCTTGTTGTTGCTGGGCCATTTGCTGCTGCTGGGCGCGAATCTCTTCGTCGGTGGCGATCAAGTTGATATGGTCGATACCAAGAGAGTTCGCACGACGGCGGAGGTACTCGCCAGTGTTGACTCGTTCAGCAACCACTTGGGGTCCAAGCAACTGTCCGATGCCGGAGACAAACGAATCAAGGCGCATCAAGTCTGCGTTTCGTCCCATTGCGTCAACGCCCGTAATAATCATAGGGTCAATTGATTCATCTGGAAGATCAGGCAACTTGTCTTGCGATGCCATCTGCTTCAGTAGAATACGAACCAGAGGTAGCTGGAATGTCACAGCTAACATCGAGTACGCAGCACCGTGTTGTTTTTCAATCTGCTGTTGAGTAAGGCGGACTTCCTCCGCAGTCACCCGCTCCGCCTGTCGGATCATGTCCGTAGTGAGGAGGAAGACATGGTTCATACGCTGCTGGATGCGTTCGGAAGTTTCCGCAGTGATTCGGAAATCTGCGAATTTCTGCATCTGAAGGACGCTCACATCAGACGCATTACCAGTAATAATCGAACCGTTTGGTGCTTGAGCGAGATCTCGCTGATCTGTAGTACCGTTTGGCGAGACCAGGAATAGCACCCGCGAAGCTGCTGCCGAGAACTCAACCAGAGCTTTCGTCAGTCCTTCAAGGGAGACCATGTCTCCGTAGTATTCTTCGACAAGACCCCGACCGTAGCTTTCAGCAGCAACATGGTAGAGACGAAGCGGAATGAACGGGCAGTATTCTCGTTCGTAGAACGACTCAGTCTGGGAAAGTTCGTGGTTCAGTGCAGACTGCACGACGCGGTATTGATCCCCCTCCGCAACCTCAATCTTGGTATAGAGGTCAACCTCGCCGTCTTGATCGACCTGTTCGTCTAGGTCTTCAATAGCCTCAACGAGATCCTGCGGCAGAGCCGAGAGGTGGACTCGTTCTTTAATGATGGCTTTGAGCAGATGGCCGGAGGCATCGCGCTTAACGACATAGTTCTCCAGGCTGATGTGACGCAGTGTGTTGTCTTCCTGCACATGAACCATCACATTACCGCCAATAAGGAGATGCTTGATCGCCTCAAAAGCAGCCGGACGGTAGTTCGACAACTCAATCTCCCGCATCACAATCCGCTCAAAGTCCATGAACTTCTGTTCAAGCTCCTGCTTGACCGTGTCTCGGATCTCTTCAGGGATACCCTGCATGAAAGCCGGAGACGGAACGAGCCGGAAGAACGGATTCCCCTGTGGGGGAAGCAGTGAAAGCAGCATGGCCGAAGCCAGGTTGTTGACTCCCTTTGCTCCCACTGAGTTGAACGGAGTGATGAAAGACTCCGAGTAGTTGTGGCCTTCCTTCGGGAAGACTCGGGGAATGGTGACTCCGGCGCAGTCCCTAGCTCGGTCGAGATAGGACTGACGCTCCTCGGTCATGCGCTCATACTCACCAGCGCAAGGGGATTCGCGGTACATCATTAGATTCTCAGGGCTGCCATACCACGCTGACGAATCTCACTGCCCATAGCGTCTAGTTGAGTACGCACTTCTGGGGCAACTGGCGATTCGATCTGCGCTTCTGGAAGTTCAGGTTGTTCAGCCAAAAGAGCCTCGATGTCAGGCATCGGAGGCGGGGGAGGAATTTGGATAGTTGTTGAGGGGAAGCACATAATTTAATCTCACGCAATTTGGCCGCCGCTGAACCTGCGAAGTATTAGGGTAGATTTAGTTTGTTTCATCCAATCTTTGTACTCCTTAGAAACTTTATCTGTGTACTGGTAGTACCCATCTTTCATTTCTAACTCATACTTACGGGGCGCGGACATAAAGATCGGATCTTCTGGGTCATACAGACCTTTAAAATCCCCGACAAACTGCATCATTGTGGAGTAACTATGGCCGTGTGGGTCAATTTCTCCAGAATCGATCATAGCTTGCTTCTCTTCAGAAGTAGCCTTCCTGAACCTATCGGCTGCAACAATTCCTTCGAAAGCGGCAGCGGACACCCTCGTACCGCGTGTGTTGGTGTGCGTTGGAAGGCCCAGCAAATTATTACCAAGACGGAAAGATTCTCCAAACTTTTCCATGTCACCATATAAAGTCCGGTTCCTAGTGGACTGGTCGCCTAAGTATTTAGCGTCTCTCCAGTAATAATCTGTATTACCAGAGCGGTCGATGCCCTGACCTGGAACATATGAAGATGTTGTACTTGAACTAGCGCACATATTCAGTCTTGTTTTGGCGTTCAAACTCGGCTTCTAGAAACTGAACAACCTGCTGCTGCCCTGCTTTAAACCAAACAGATTCAATAGTATCCGTACTTGGGTTGATATGCAGGGCAGGATAGCAGGTCTTCAACCAATCTAACAAAGCCTGAGAGATTGGTGGAGTCTTCTTAGCTTTCGAGTCCATCAATAAAAGATTCGGGAGTCCAGGTGTTTGGAACCTTGTACGGCTCCCGCAAAATAAAGGCGAGACGAGCTTGGGTTAGCGCATCCTCAGAGGTTTTACCATTTTTTTCGTAAGCTTGCACGACTAGATCCCAGCCTTGCTTGAAGCCTGTCTTGGTGTGGAGATCATTCTCCACTGGCTTGAGGATGCGGGAAGCGGTAACAGGGCCGACTGTCGGACATCCCGGATATCCATCAACCCTGTCACCTGTAAGGGATTGAGTAAGGAAGTGGTAGTTAGCAGAGCAAACCGAGAATCGGTCAGGCTCGGCCAGTGAGACAGGGTAAATCGAGACATTGGGGATGGTCTTGAAATCCTTGTCATCGGAGATGATGTTCACATTCTCCCACCCTTCATTCACATAGTGACTGGCTAGGATTCCGCAAAGATCATCTCCCTCCATGCCTTGCTCGGTGAACATACACCAAGGTCTCTCACGGAGCCACTCTTTAGTGATGCCGAAACCAAGAGGCTTGCGCCCTTTCCGGTTGGACTTGTAGTCAGGATAGATATCCCTCCGGGCTAGGGTATGGACACTGTCCGTGACTACAAAGAAGACCGTGCCGCCCTTCATCTTGTCGATGACATCGGCGACATACTCTGCAATCAGAGATTGGATCTCGTTGAAGTCTGACTTCAGAGTAATGACACCACCGTCTAACAATACATCTGTCTCACAGACAGAGCAGTATTGGTAGATGATCATGTCGCCGTCGATGATTGTGACAGGGGAGTTCATTAGTGGGTTTCGGACCAGTCGTTTCCTATCTTGTAGGAGCCAGTTGTGGGAATCCTGATACCTAGGTCTTTACCAGCTTGCTCGTAGGCATCGCAGATTAGCTGGCCTACTTGCTCGGCAAGGTCTTCACGGACAACGAACTGAACTTCGTCGTGGATGTGAGCGACTTGCTTGGCGTAGCTAGTCAGGCCATTGCGACAGAGAGCGTGGTGGATCAACACCGTGGCTCGCTTGAACACGACCGTGGCAGAGGATTGAAGAAGGATGTTCAGAGAAGAGTGTTCTGAACGGGGGTACAGAGGACGGCCATCGATGCCGCGAAGGTATCCCCTGTCGCTGAACTGCGACTTAGCTAGGTCGATCAGCTTGGGCAGCGCGGGGATACCGGAGAAGAAAGCCTTTTGTAACTGTTTACCTTCCTTAATTCCAGCACCAGCAGCAGCCCCAATGACAGCAGGGCCACCTCCGTAGACCGTTGCGTAGATCAGTGTCTTTGCAACATCCCGGCTATCGGGTCGATCACCAAGCCAAGGTAAGTATTCCACAGCCTTGTCTCTGTTGTAGGAGTGGATGTCACCTTCCAGGACAGCCTTGATGTACTCGCCCTGATCGTAGGGCTGAAGGAAGTGAGCCAGCATCCGTAGCTCGATCTGATCTAGGTCAGCACCTACAAACTTGTAGCCTTCGGGAGCTTCAAAGCAAGCTCTCATCTCTTTCCCCCAAGGGGAACGAGGGGCAGTGACCTGAGCTAGGTTGGGTGAGGAGTGGGTGCAGCGTCCAGACACCGCACCGTTGTGGTTGATGTACGGGTACAGCTTGCTATTGGTACACAGCTTCAGCCATGCTGAGGAGCCATCACCGATAGCACCGAGTCTCTTTTGGAGAGTCAGGTACTCGACCAGCAGCGCAGCCTCCGGGTACTTGAGGTCAGTCAGGACTGACTCATCTACCACCGGCTTGCCAGTACCCGAGAATCGCTGGGGCTTCCAGCCGTACTTCTCTTTGAGGCGGTCTGCGATCTGGTCCCTGGATGCAGGGTTGAAGGGGTGGATCTTGACCTTGTTAGGCCCAGGCTTGAGCGAGGGGCGGACCTTGTTGGGGGCCAGGGACTTCGTCTTGTACTGAGTCCGAGTCTCAGGGTCGAACCAATACTCAACAGTCTTCATCTCCTCCGTCTTTGGAGGAAACACATTCTGAAGCTCATACTCAAGCTGCGCCTTCTTCGCACTAAGGTCAGAGTAAAGAGAGATAGCCTTGGATTCGTTAAACGGAATCCCGTTATCCATTTGCTCTTGTAGAGCAGAGGCACACTCTTGCTCCCGGTTAAGGTTCTCCCAAGTGAAGCCAGTCTTGTCCATCTTGCGGACACAGACTTTGTATAGCTCACGAGTAACCTCGACATCCTGCTTGCAGTAGTCGAGCATCTCCTCAGTGAACTCTTCCCACTCGTCGTGGTCTCCCTTATGGAGACCGAGACGGTAGCCCCAGGCTCGCAGGGAGTGAGAGCCAATCAGCTTCTTAGGGATGTAGTCGGGGTTATCCGACAGCTTCTGGTAGTCGTTGTCCGCGATGTTCGGGAACAAGACACGGCTGGCAACCAGTGTGTCAAAGATCTTGAGACACTGAAAGCTACTCTTCCAGCAAACCTGGCAAGCCCCTACTTTATGTAGGGGCAGGTAAGTAGCGAGGTCGAACTTCTCCAGTACAGGGAAGTCGTAACCAATGATGTTGTGACCGATGAAGACCATGCTTGGGTCTTCACAGGCTTGGTGTTGCAGATCGTGCAGGGTGCTGATCTGTTTCGGTGCGTGGTCGTTGATTGCGGCAACGATGCAATGCACCTTAGTTGGGGTGAGACCATCGGTCTCGATGTCAAAGAACACAGGGGTTGTTTCTTTCACTTAGTTAACTCCTTCTCGATTGCTCCGTTGATTACGGAAAGCTGAGTTGAACTGAATCCGTAGGACTCAATAAGGATAACGATGGCGGTGATGTAATCACCGTTCTCAATGAGGTCCATCGCAAGTCGTGCAGGGGTATCCATGCTTAATCCGATCCGAGTAGTTCTGGAATGTCGATGTCGAAACGCTTCATCATGTCCAGCAGGAACACGATGCTTACGCCGCGCTCTCCGTTTTCAATCTTTACCCAAGTGTTCTTGGCTTGATTCAAAATCTTGTCGAGTTCATCAGCAGTGTGTCCGGTCTCGACACGGATGTCGAACATCTTTTTCATTACCCGCTGCTCGTAGTTCATGCGGCGGAACTTTAGATCGTCTTTACTCATCCTTATTGCCCTCCTCAATGTCGATGGTGAAACCAAACATGAGCGCAGAGAAAGCTTCGTCAGGAATCATGGAAAAGCCATGAGCAAGGCGAGCGATAGCTACCTTGGTCTTATCGTCGCTATCCAAACCGCAGTACCACTCGACCATTTTGTTGACTGTGGCGAGCATTGGTTCGGTGTCTTGCGGGTCGTAAGGAGTTTCGACCTCACCGTTCAGCGCACCGTAAATCGTCAGGGCTTTGAACAGGGATTTCTGTTGAATCTCGGACAGTTCTTTTTCTTTAGAAGTCATCTTCAGGCTTGAATGGGGTTGCAGGAATGAACCGCATTGAATCGCGGTCGAACTTAAGGTGGCACATAAGGCCAGTGTCGCCACTGAACCTGTTCTTCAGGCAGCGGCAGCCAACGATGTTGGCGTTCTGTGAGTCTTGTTGGTTACGCTCCAGTCCAATCACGATGTTGGACAAGGCAGCGATCTGAGTAGATCCACGGAGAAGTTGAAGGTTAATCTGTCCGCCTTCTTCAAGCGGCTTACCTTCTCCTCTGCGGGGATGGCACACTGCAAGCAGGGCAATGTCTAGTTGAGCTACAGCTTGGCGTAGCTTGGTCATCACTGCGTCAATCCTCCGACGCTCATCTCCGACATCAGCATTACCTGATAGCATCAGGGTAATGTGATCCAGGAAAATGTACTTGTAGCCAGACCGAGCTAGGTACTGGATCTTCTGCATCAAGTGGTCAGTGTCGATGGAACCAAAGTGGTCATACATGACCAGCCGTTCCTCTTCAAAGACCTCATCGAAGATCTCCCTGTCGATCTCACCACCTGTAAGGTGGAGGGGTTTCTTGACATGAATCCCCATGAAGTGCAATGCACTCTCTTTCAGGGATTCCTCAAGGGCGATGAACGCTACCTTATGTTCACGGCTTACATGGTAAGCAATCTCACGGAGGACCGTGGACTTACCGATGCCAGTACCTGCGGTGAACATAACCATCTCACCACGGCGAATGCCATGGGTGATCTCGTTCCATTCAGGCCACGGGTATGGGACAGCGTCGGCTGACTCAGCCTTAACAGTCACCGCCTCGTAGATCTTGTCGCTGAAAGCGATCTCGTCTGGACGGTGTGTCTTGGCATTCCACATAGCGTGAACCACTTGGTCACTCTTGTGGGCTAGGTGTAGTTCATTCGCGTCCTTACCTGGAAGGTTAGCGATCTTGGCTTTGCCAGGAGTCAGTAGCTCGGCACACTGCGTAGCAGCTTTACGCCCAGCTTCGTCTTGGTCGAACATGAATACGACCTCGTCAAAAGACTCAAGGAACTCAAGGTTATTAGCGATAGCCTTGGCTGCTGCTTGCGCTCCGTTTGGTACGCCAACAACAGGCCACTTCAACTCAGTGAGTTGGGCCATAGTGAGAGTGTCAATCTCACCTTCGCAGACAGTGACTCGACGGCCACCTTTAAACAGATGCTGACCGAACAGCGGAGACTTAGACCACTTACTACCACGAGTAGTAAAGTTCTTATTAGCGTCTCTTAGTTTCTGGCCGATCAACTCGTAGTCGTCGTCGTAGTAACAAGCAACTTGCTTGTCTTGCCATACTCCGTAGGAGTAACGCTTACAGGTCTCCTCACTGATACCCCTTGCGGGGAGGTGAGTGAACTTGATGTTGCACTCGGGGATGAGATCACCCATCGCCTTTGGCGGCTCGACTTTTACAGTATCCATGTCTCCGTTGGTTACTGAGTTACAGGAGAAGCAGTAGGTATGGCCGTCTGTGTAAACAGCATTGGCATCGCTACTGCCGCATTCATCGCAGGATGTGTGCTTTACAAACTTACTTTCTTGATGTGGACTGCTATGCAAGGAACTTCCTCTGCATACTTTTTGGTTCCGGTAACTCTCACAATCTGAGAGTCGTTGATGTAGACACCCGCTGACTCAAGTGAGTCTTGGATAGCCTTCATGTAGTTATCTACATCTCCCCTTGGATATTTGTGCGCTGGTTTCTTTGGCTTGTGGCAGTTAAAAACAAACTCCACTTCAAGCGCACCATCCAAGGGAAGATCTTCAGGATTGATTCCTGCTTTGGCTAGGGCTTTTGGGATGGCTTCGGCTACGGCTTTGCGAAACTTCGTGTAACGCTTGCCATAACCTACACCACCCCATCGGCTTACCCTTGGCCTACTGGCTGGGACAGGCTCTGTCTCTACCATGAGGTAGAGACTTTTCATGCCTTAGAAGTCTGGGATCTCCTCAGATTCCGGAGCGAACCCAAAGGTCTCTGCGGTAGCGGGGCCACCGTAGGTAACCATGTCGATGACCTGCACAGCTTCGATGCCCAAGCTAACGCCACAGCCTACGGCTGCATTGGCATAGGGACGGAAGCGACAGGAGATCTTGAGCTTCGACCCTGCTCCGATGGTGTCATCGGTCTGCATGGGCTGGGCCTGCTTGTCGTACAGCGGGATGTTTACATCCCAAGAGTCACCCGTCTTCAGGTTCTTAGCCTTCGCCTTGAGCTTGAACTTGAACAGCACATTCCCCGTAGGGCTGCCGTTGTCATCCATCTCATGCTTGTAAGGCAAGGGACCGGGGCGGTACTGCGTACCATCCTCGGCTTCCTTGTGTGCCTTGAAGCCAGCGAGGAACTGGTCAACTTCAGCAATGAAGTTTTCAGCCTGTGCCGCAGGGATGCGGAGTTGGGTGTGGTACACACCGTCGTTGTCAAACTTGGTGTCAGGGGTTTGGAGTCGCGGCCAGACCGCTTCTCCGATGGGGCTGCTCACAACTGGCAGCTTTTTGAAGGAGTAATCGTTCATTGAAAGAAGTATTTGCTTGTCGCGAGATCGTTCACATCGTATGAGCCGATCTCTGGTGGGGTTGGGACCGAACCTAGTTGGCGAGAGAACTCGTCGTGGAGGTCGGTTAGCAAGCTGCGACTTCCGAAGATATCAACAGCTTCACTTCGTACTAGCTGTTGAATCTTCGGTAGATCAGCAGCGTGTGTGCCATAGCTGTCATGCACCATGCTGAAGTGTGTGACACCTTGGCGGGATGCAGAAGCAACTGTCCGCATCATCAGGGCAGCGTCGAGAGAGTGAGTGTAGTTCGCTCCAATCGCTCGCTGTTGCCTACGCCAGCATACCGAATCCGCCTCTTCGATCAACACCGCAGATTTATAGCTGCCGTGCAGCTTGGTCTTGATCTGCTTCATGTTGTGCTTCTTGTAGCTGAGACCACAAGATGTAGTGGCTGGCGTGGTGTAGAAAAGTTTTTTATTTTGTTGGGCTGAGAGCAGGGCAACCTGTCGGAGCCAGTCGAGTCCTTCAACAATCGCGGGGGTCAAGACACGCAGGGCCTTGTCGAAGGCTGTCCCCAGCACTCGCGCCGCTTGGTGATCGCTGTCCCAGGGATACTTCTCCCCGGCAGCACGGCGATCCCACAGTTCCTGAAGGAAGATCTCAACCAGACCAGTAAAGCTACAGCCATAGGCTGTTGCCATAGCTGGCTTCTTCATCAGGGATCTGTCTATACCACAGGCTGCCAAGGATCTGCCGTAGTAGCAGTCGGACAGGAGATCTTTCGTCTTGTCGGCAAGCTCTGTGTACAGGTCTGTCGGTATATCCCCCGGCACACAGTTCACACGGGCTGCTGTGGTTTGATCTCGTAGCAGTAACGCCCAGATCTGGAACCCATGCTGGCTGCCATCAACGGCGCAGGGGATGTAGGAATCACGACCCAAAAGGACTTCGGAGAAGTCGAAACAAAAAGCCAGGAATTGCCATGGCTTGTCCGCTTCGGTCCATGTAAGATTACTTAAAGGATCATTAGAGATATCTTGGACTAAGCTTAGATTCTCATTAACCCATTTAATCCTTTCCTTATATGGTCTTTTATCTAGACCATATAGGTTTGCTCCATGGATCTTAAGCCAATCCATAGCTTCGTCGTTAACAGGTTTACCTGTAGCGAATCTAAGTAAAGACTTACTTAGATCTGTACCTTGGTTACTTAGATACCAAGGTACGGTGTACATCCTCCCTCTAAAGTCCAACTGCTGAGGCAGCCAGATGGAGGGATACTTAGAGAACTGACGAGCAGTTCTTAAGGTCTGCGCTACAGAGAAACGCTTCGACTTGGAGGCATAGTTATGGGCGATAGTCTTCGCCTTATCTCTGCCGTATTGCTGCCGTGCTTCCTTGTTCGTGTTGATATCGGAAGGCTTGGTAGGTAAGGGCAGAGGCTCCCTGTTAGGGAGGATGTCGAGACCATGGGTCCAGAAGTATTCTGCTACATCAAGGACTCGCTTGTTAACTTGCCATTCGGTGTCTTGAACTGCGTTGACTGCGTCAATGGCACAGCTTCCGGGCAGAACTTTCAGGAATCCAGCGGTGCTGTCTTTGGATAGATCCAAAGGTCGAGTTAAGTATCCCCCTGCTTGGCTGTCTTCAGTGTAAGACACTGGCCTTTCCACCATGGGTAGATGGATTGGCCTAGCTACAGACAGCTTGGCATCAGCTTCAGCGATGTACTCAACAAGCTTATCCGAAGGATAAAGCATCCGTCTTTTGTGACGGGCTTTGGTGTAGCTGTGGCCTGTCTCTACCAAGGTTCCACCTACGGTGGACAGGAATAACTCAAGGCAAACTAAACCTAGTTTAAGTTTGTCTTGGTTCGACCACAGTTGACGGTGATACCCCGTCTTGTCAGCAAAGGCTTTGTAGAAAGCCCTTAGCTGCTTGTCCCTGCTTCGGCTTGTGTAGAGGTGACGCTCTAGTTTCACGAACTCGTTCGGAAACTTCTTGTGCATAGCCCGAAGACTTACTTCGTCCTCAAGGGCTTTACCTATGGTCATCGCTACTGATGAGTAAGAAGTAGGCTTACTCATAGTGTCCAGCACTGCCTTGCAGACCAGCACTGAAGCTACGCTTGCAGGGATTTTAGTTATCAGTTCAGCAGAAGCATGGGCATAACCTGCACCACGCTTCCGCTTTACTGCTTGTATCCAAGCAGAGATCGCAGTCTCTACTTCGGGCTGCAACTGAGAGAGTAACAGTCTGCCATAGGCAGTCTCTGTTTCTCTCTCGTTGGCAATCTGTTTAGCTTTGCCCTGACCATACCGCTGAACGGTACGGTCAAGGCAGAACTCCTCTAGTCGCAGTTGATTATCCATTGGATGAAATCCATGGCAGCAACAAGGAACACCAGAAAGGAAACGATTCCAATCCAGTGTGCCTTGCTGGAGTCTAAGACGAAACGAGGTTTACTTGTCTTCATCTTTCAAACCAAGCAGTAGCTGACCGATTGAGGCAAACTTGCTGTCGTAGTCGGGGGCTGATCTGAGTTCGGGGAACTCATCTTCAGACATTACCGGAGTCACCATTGGATCTAGATCCACAAGGAAACTATCGGCAGCTTCTTGGTCGAGCGAGTCTAAAGCTTTTAGCTTTTCGATAGACTCATCCGAGAGATTCAGACTTGGATCGGGAACCTTGCAGCGTAGCTGTTTGACTTTCCCGTTCTCGTCACGGACCTTGTAGTTCATCAGACTTGAGCAGACTTGGAGTATCCAAGAAAACTCATTGACCATGCTCTTCGGGTTGGTCTTTGTCTCTTCGATTGCCGAGCATAGCTCGTCAAAGGATTCAAAGGTCTGTCCGCCAAGCTTGATGAACAGGAAACAGGCTTGGTCCAGGGCATCGATAGAATGGAAAGCTTTCTTACGATCCTCGTAAGGGATAAAGCTTTCCGGGTCTTTGGGATGCCAGTCATCAGTAGACAAGACTTCTTTAATCTTGTTGTACTTCCGCTTGTAGGCCATGTACTTAGCAGAAAGCATGGAGGTATCCTCCACTAGCTTTTCGTTAAGATCGTTAAGCATCCCGAACACACAAGTGTGGACGAGGCTCCCGACAGCAGGAACTGAGATCGGGAACAGCATTGGAAGAAGATCATCATGATCTTCCATGAACTTCAACTCAAGGAGTTGATCATTTATTGGCTTGGGATGGTTCATTTAAACTTGCGAACAAAGAAATTAACATTGGTGATCCAATGTTGATTCAGGTTATCAGGGTCGTTGTCTGCCCCGATAGGGCAGTAACGATTGCCGAGAAAGGTAATGAACTTACCTTTCTTTCCGGCCTTGATCCACCGTTGGTGGTTCTTGTAGACAGTGGCTGCACACCAGCCAGCTTGCTTTCTAAAGTTATCCGCCTTGGAATTCAGAATGCCGAACTCTCGTCCGGCTCTGCCGTTCTCTGCGTAGCGGATCGCTGCAACAATCGGAGCTAGTTCGTTAACGAACTCCTTTGGAATGTTAACTTCGATAGCCTCGACAAAAGCAGCAGCGTTGGCTTCGCCATCTTTCTTGGCTATCGCTTCGACGGATTTACTCATCCCGTTTAGGGAGAGTAAAGACACGAGGAGAAGGTTTAACATGGTGATTTGGGGTGGGCAGTTTTAATTCATGCCCAGGAACTCACTCATTCTCTAGCCATAGGCTAGTTGATTTGGGGGTGGGCCAGTTTCAACTCGTGGCCCAGGAGTATCCTGGAGGTTACTTGAGAAACTTCTCAAGCGATTGCTTCAGCAAAGCTTCAGCTTGGCTGCCGTTCGCTGCATCAGGGATGCAGAGAGCATGATCTCGGTCGATACCGAGCAGATCCTGAGCAGTACCGAGCAGATCCTGACCAGTTTCACTGTTCAGGCAGACCGCGCTACCCAAGTTACCGTGCGGCTTAAACTCGCCAGGGACTCCTTCGGAGTACAGCACATCGAAACCTTGGTTTCGGAAAGTGTTACCGTTGCAGAGCAACGCTGCCATGTTGTTGTACCGGACATCCTGATCCGAAGACTTAATCTTAGTTAAGATTATACTGTCCTCGATCTTTTTCTTGTCAGTGTTGCCTTCGGCACGGACCAAGGCTTTGATCGAACTCTGTACAGAGTAGATTTCGACTCGGTAGCCAGCGTTCTCCAGACGGTGAGCCAGCACAGTGCCTACAGCACCAGACCAGAAGAGACTGTCTGCATGACGGTCACAGTTCGCACCGTAGTGGACGAACAGCGTGATTACCGGAACGATGCCGCCAGCTTGGCGACGGCGAGACTCGAAAGCCGTATCGGCTTGACCACCGTACAGTCGATCTGTATTCAGATCGTCACCGTCAAAGCCGTAGGTTAGCTTTCGCTCAGTGCCTTGAGGCAACAGGTCTTCAGTCAGGTCACTGACTTGGCGAGTGTACTTGGCAAGTTTCTTGCCGCCTTCGCTCCAGTTTCCAGCCTCAAGCTGCTGCCGTGTCGTTCCACGACACTGAGTGCGGAAGCCTCTGCCGCCGCCGGAAACTTCAGAGCTACGCTCTTGATGGGTAGCGAAGCGATCATGGATCTCATCGTCTGTCTTAAAGCCTTTGGCTTTAATGATCTGATCGCTCTGAAACAGAGCGCGGCGATCCAGCAGAGTGACAGAGCGAAGCTTGTCTGATGAGGGACGACCCTTTGGGGTTAGCTTGTGGACGATGGTCTGGCTATAGCCAAGTTCAGCGTCAGTGAATTGGTAGTGAATTTTCACGGGGTAACCTTTGGTTAGAGTTGAGAGTGAGTGAGTTGGTGGGGAGTAAGACTGAGACTTCACTAGTTCAGTCTCTGTCTTACCCCCCAGGGTGCTAGACACCAGCGGCAGCTTTCTCGTCGTCGGACCAGTCCAGCGTAAGCTGATCGACGCACTGCTTCACAGTCCAGCCGAGACCCTGACGGAATCGGTAAGCGTCCCGAAGGGACTGCGTATCCACAACCTGTCGGATGCCGTTGGCCGCAATCTTCTGACGAAGATCAGCCCACTTAGAGCGTAGCTCAGAGTCCGGGCAGAGAGCCTTTTCAACATTGGGACTGTAGTCCCACTGAATCAGGTTCATTTTCAGACGGCGAAGCGTAGCTTTGTCAAGCTGATTTCTACCGACATACTGTCGGTCACGACCGTTGCCCATAGTGTTGGCTCCAGCGATGAGGACGAAGTCCTTATGTCGCTCAGCGAACGGCTTATCAGTCCTGTTAGGGACTGAGATCCGGCCACCACTGATTGCATCGTTGATGACAATCAGCACATTGGGATCGGCAGCGTCGATTTCATCGAGCAGGAAGATACCACCGTTTTCGTACAGTCTGATGAAATCAGACGGACTGTACTCAAACTTGCCGTTATCTCCCGTAGGGAGCAGACGACCCAGCAAATGTCCTTCGGACATACCACCGGAGCAGCTTATCGAAGCGTAGTCCTTACCGAGAGCCTCGGCAACCTGAGCAGCAGCATGGGTCTTACCAGACCCAGACGGACCAACCAGGAAAGCGTTCGGCAGGATCTGAATCCGCTTCAGAAGTTCCTCGAACTTTTCATGTGCTACCCCGACTTCCACTTCTGGAAGTTCAGGCTGCTTGACCACGACAGTCTGTGGAACAGACTCAGCGATCATTTTGCGAAGCTTATCCTCCGAGACACCAGCTTCGCTGGGCTTGGACTCCTGGATTGCCTTAGCAATCGCTGAACCCATCGCTCCGAAGTCTCTCTTGAGAGACTCCAGACCGTCAGCCGAAGGCTGTGCCGGAGCCGGAGCCGAAGGCTGTGCCGGAGCAGGAGCCGAAGGCTGTGCCGGACCATCCCAAGCGACCATAGCTTTGGTACTTCGCCACTTGGCGAAATCGTAGTTGAACGGCTCGCCGTTGTCGAAGACCTTGACGATGCTGGCAGAGTTGGTGAAAGCGTCAGCTTTGTGGTGAATCCAAGCATTGCTTGGTCCGTTGTCCCAATCAGCGACCCAAGACGGAGTCTTGGTACGGGTCTGGACAACAGCGACAACAGGGATTATTCCAGCCGACAGGCTGGCAGCAGCATCGAAAGCACTGCTTTCGGAGCGGAACTGAGAAACTTGAGCGGGAATCAGCTTCCCGTCAATCACTTTGGTGATTGCGAACATTTTTTGACCTCCAGGTCGAGACAAAGGAACAGAGGAACATCAGAGAGTTCGTAGAACTCACTCTCTGATTTCCTCTGGTGATTGGTGGCTGCCAGTCCTAGCACGCTTATTTGACTACAAAGCACCGGTCGAAGACCAACACAGAGAGCCTGTATCCACCACTTTGGTGGCAGCCGATTTTGCCAGTCCTAAGACTGGATGATTTAAGTGGCCCTTTTCCCCTAGAGCCGACAGGCTTTCTTTTACTTCGTCCAGTCCTAAGACTGGCCCGAATTAGTTGTCACCTTCCAGCGAAGCTGCTTCGTCCATCAAAGCATCAGCTTTGATTTCAAAATCTTCCTGGCTCTCGCCAGAGATCAGAGGCTTGTCAGCAGCAGCCAGGGCATCCCAAGTGTTGCAAAGCAAGGCTCCGGCAACTTCCATGGTCACAAAGTGACCACCTTCCAGCCACTCTCGGAGAGAGTTACCGTCCGGAATTCGACGGTTAAGACCGTCGTGGTGCTGGCAGGAGTCCTGAAAGGACCAAGCCAACAGCCCAGTGAAACTGGGACCAGCTTCGCTGCCGATTTCCCTGACCAACTCAATGAGTTGGAAAGCAATCTGGCAGTGATCGACGGTAGGACCGTCGAAGAGGACATTTTCGTCGTTCACCAAGGTGAAGAAGCGGCTTTTCAGAACGGCAGTGTTCATTGATTTTCCTCCAGGAAAATGAGACAGGGATTCTGACGGAGTCAGGAAGGCTCATCAGTGCTGCTTTCAGCAGCAGACAAGCCGGGAATCTAAAGATTCACGGCTCGTTTCGCCTTGGATCCTCCGGATCATTGCCGGGATTTACCGGCACAGAGATCTCGGAGAGATCTTGAGAGCAGTTCCGAGGATGCTTCCTCGACCACCATGGTGGTCCCCGCAGGGATGCTGGAATTCTGATTGTCAAAGATCTGACGACCTCCAGACGCTTCACAGCGGACACTTTCGGGGATCGTCCAACCCCGGCGGATCAGGCCGGAGGGAGCCAGCCGCGGCTCGGAAACAGCGAACAGCGACGGCTCAACCTTTCCCGCTATGCGCGCAGGATAAAGGCTTACGGCGGCTCAACCAGACAGTACCTACGGTAAAGTTTCCCGACATTTTCCTAAGGTTTCGGCGGTGAGAGGGTCGCGCGTGTGCCTCAGTCGAAGACGGTGTGATCATGGTCAACCCAGGAAACTACGCTTGCATAATGCGTAGGAAGTTACGCGCTGACTAGGCAAGGATCGCGGAAGACGGGAGATAAAATAAATGCAGACGAAGTCTGAAATTTTTTCCGGCTACCCCCACCCCCGGCATGATTCAGAGGCTGACCAGCGGATTACATGGGGATATCCCGCGCATTATGCGTAGGAATATCCCACGCGATCCGCCCGCGCACACGCAAGCAGGCCCGACCGGGGGGATGCGGGAATGCACTCTTCGTTATATAGGGGTTCAGACCCCTGACCCAAAAATCACTCCCCGTGAACAGCCCTGTAGCAAGCCGCGAAAGCGACACCCCACATAGGCCCGTGTTCTTCCTTGAACACTTGTGCGTCAGACCAGCTTAGGGCATGAGCCCACTCGTGAATCAGAGTGTCCAGAGCCGTCTGGTAATCAAGATCCTTGTTGATCCTGATGGCGAAGTGGTCGTTCTTCAGGTCGGTGTCTCCGAAGATGTCACCAGATGTGGCGCATCGCCTGACCCGAACTGGCTTGTGGCATGAACAGAGAAACCGCAGGTTGTCTAAAGCCTTCCGCCATTTCTTCTGGTCTTCCTTGTCCATAAAAAAGGGGGCCATCAAGACCCCCCTCCTCCTGGAGGATAATAATCAAATTGGAAAAAGAGACAAAGCCTGTCAATGACTCCAAGCCAAAAGAGCCATTCTGTCTATCGCCTGATAAGTCTTAATTAAGATTCTCAAACAATAGAAAGTAAGGATATCAATCAAGCCACATTTGGCCTTTCTTATCCTTGAGATAATCCTAATAACAATACTGTATGAGAATCCAGCCTATTTTGGATCTAATCTATTTCTAAACTAGAACCATTTCAGATGGTTGTCTTCCTTGTCTAACCTTCCAAGACGGTCATTTTTGGCGAATCGTCGTAGTTCATCGTCCAAAAGACGCTCTCGCCTACGCTCAATGCCCTCATCCTGGGTCATTCCTACAGCCTGATCCCAGTAAGCCACAGCCATACTCAGGGCATCAATCCGGTCATCGTGCTTGACTGCTCCTTTCCGTCTCTGCATCCGGCTTGCTTGGTAGAACAATCGGTAGGTATTCCCGTTCTCGTAGCCCTTGGTGGACTCAAAGTCCCTCTGGATCAGTCCCTTATCCACCACAATCCGGTGGTTTGCCCAGACAGGCTCCAGAGCATCCAGGATTCTCTTCTCCTTCATCTTGGAGTGGTGAACATCAGTCACCGTCACGGGATACCCAGACTCCTTCAGGC